GACTTGATAATACCACCGCCCTTGGGTTCCGGCCTTTGCTGAAGCTGACCAGCTGCTGCCCACGGGCCCAACTGCTTTTCCAGAACGCTGACTTCGCTCTCACCGAACCGTTCCGGCCACAGAAGCGACCCCTCACGCTCCTGATCCAGCACTTCTTGCGCTTCTACCGAGATCGCAATCCGGTTTCCGTCACCATCAACCTCAACCAGAGGGATGATCTCACCCGTTTCTTCATCATCGATGCACCCACGGGGGTCATGCCAGACAATATCTTCACCCTCTTCATCATACCCCAGATGGGTATAAGAATGCCTTGTCCACTCATACCGCATCGGCAAACACAAATGGGTCCACTCGCCGCTGTCCTTGGACGTAATATGCCCCGTCAAATCCTCTTCACTCAGCCGCTGCTGAATAACAACGAACGCACCCGTCTTCGGGTCATTCAAACGAGTAGACAGAGCCGCATCCCACCATTCTATGGTCGATGCAATGGTCGCCTCAGAAAAGGCTTCCTGTGCAGCATTCGGGTCGTCAACCACAATAATAGAGCCGCCTTCACCCGTGAGTGCAGACCCGACCGATGTAGAAAGCCTTGTTCCACCCCTGTCATTGTCAAACCTCGATTTCGTGTTCTGATCACTCGTCAGCTTAAACCGCTCGCCCCAAAGCTCCCGATACCACGGGCTCTCAATCAAACGGCGGCACTTAACCGAATCTCTCAGCGAAAGCTGCTGGGCATACGAGGCATGAAGAAACTGAGTGCCCGGCCCAGAAGTCGGTGACCACAGCTTCGGTGGCTGGGCCCAAACCCAAGCCGGAAACGCCACACTCGTCAGCGAGGACTTCGCACACCGGGGCGGAATGTTAATGATGAGTCGGCGTATTTGGCCATAAGCTACAGCTTCTAGATGCTCCGCGACCGCTTCAATCGGCCAGCCCTCTGTAAACGTTGCACTGTCAATGTACCGCCAAGAACTTCTTAAAAACTCATACAAGCTCTCTTCGCAATCCGCGCGGTCTAAAGCCCGCATCTGTTTCAAATAATCAATCCGCTGCCCATCAATATCTAAAACTTTCATAACTCAGCCCCCCACTCAAATTTCCATACCATAAATATGAACACCCGTGCTATAATCAAACTTGCAGGACGGGCTGCATGGGAGCCGGTCGTTCAGCAGAACCGTCAGCGGAGACTGCACCTCGCCGCTGGCGGTTTTTCTTTGGCGCGGTAGCCAGTCAGGGGCTCCAGTGCCCATATCCTATATACACAAATACCCCACCCCACCCCTAAAAGGGGACTCAATTTTTTTTCTGGGGTACCCCCCCCTATGTTTTTTTTTGGATTTGGGAATTTTTGGGGACACCCCCCTTGTTTCATGTGAAACGTTTAACGATCCATTACCGGGTAAATTATCTGTGGGTGATGACTTGGGGGATTGCACCTATAGCTGTCTATACGCGCGGGTGACATTAGGGGGGTGAGGAGGGGGTCTCAGGGGTACCTTTGTAACACGTTTTGTTGCACACGGAATGTTATCACAATGGTTACAATCCTGTTTATGCTGCACTGCAACAATATGCTGCAATGCAATAGCCTTGCTGCATTGCACAACCGCCCCGCCCGGGCCGCCCGGGCCGCCCGGGCCGCCCCCCCGCTCGCCCCCGCCCGTCCATGGGAACAAAAGGCGAAAACGCCGAGGACGGGCAAAACGCCATGCGCCGGGGTGAGGACACCGGCCAAGCGCCAAGGCCGTCCACGGGCTTCCTAGGGGCTTCTAGGGCTATTCACATTTTTAATATGTTATTAGACTAAAGTCTTACGACTAAGGTATAGGTTGTCATTCCGCCATGGGGTGCTAGGTTATTCATGTTGTTTGAAACCGTGAATCACTTGGACCCGCCCCGCAATCGCGCGGGCGGCACTAGGTGTTTCACATGTTAAAAAGGGGAATACTATGGAAACGACTGAATTTATGGCAACGGTTCAAAAAGCTTTGGACACGGCCCAAACAAACCGGGAAGCGGCTAATGCCATTTACCGGGCTTGCGTCAAGCATTGCAAAGCCATTGGAAACAAGCCGGAAATTGAGGTTATCTTAAAGCGCAAGGGCAAAAACCATTATTACGTTGGTTATGAGTCGGGGCCTTACGAATGGGCCGTGACTGCAACCCTTAACAGTATGGGCCGGATATATGCCGAACCATACTATAGCTTTGACCTCAACTTCTATCCGACTTGACTAATGGGGCCGGGGGAAACCCCGGCCTTTCTCTCAACCGCGCCACAGGATTAAACTAATGTCTAACATGCTCACCCTGTACAGTGACCCCGCCCACGCTTGGCTAGAAGTGCCGGTAGATGAATTAAGCCCCTTGGGGCTTTCAATCTTCCATGACTTTTCGCGATATAGCTATATCGGGCGGGACAAGCGGGGCGCTTTATGCGCCTATCTGGAAGAGGACTGTGACCTAGGAATCTTCCTCGCCCGCTATATCCAGAAGCATGGCAAGCGGCCCTATTTCCGGGATAGCCACGCTAAACGATCTAGCAAGGTTAGAAGAATGGACCAAATGCCAGCTGGCGAACGGTTCAAAGCCAATCTTGAATGGACGGGCCGGTTCTATAAGGAACGCTATGCCGATAAGGCAATAACTCAGGCCTTTCTAGAAGGGGATCATAGCCCGTCTAATCGGTGGCCATAACAAACGGGCCGGGGCTTAATCGCTCCGGCCTTTTTTTATTCCGGGGTTATGTCCTTCGCCGTGAGCATAATCTCTCTAAGCTTTGCCCTAGCGCCCCGGTCTAGCATCGATGCATCGATCACCGTTGTTTCAATCGCCCCGCCGTCCGGCCCGGAAATTTCCTGCAATAGCTTCTCGCCATACTTCTTGGGGTTGAGCTTCCCGGCCATCCTAAACCTTGCATCGATCCGAACCCTAGCCCGTGCAACCGCTACGGGATTCAGGACTTCCCGCTTTTTCCCCTCTTCGTCCTTCAACTCAACAATGTCGCTTCCTTCATTGTCAGCAATGTCTAGGACTTGGTCGAAAAGCGAATCGGCCTGTAACTCTCTCGCTCGTAAGTAAGACTTAAGGAATGACGGATTGCCATTCAACCAATGGATGACGGTTGCCTCGCATGGCATGCCCTCAACCTTACAGATGCTTTGCAGGGATTGGCCTAGGGTTAGCCTAGCGCAAATCTCCATAGCGGTATCGTGGCTATAGGTTGAGGGCCGCCCTGCTAGTCTCTTGCCTAACGCCGGGCCAAGGGCATTTCCCCGTCTCTCGCCCTCGGCGGCTATTGCCCTTTGTTCGTCCATTATCTCGGCCTTAACCCGTTCCTTGCGTTCCTTGCGGGTTTCCTTGGGAAGCGGGATAGATTCCCCTTCCTGCAATGTCTCGGCCATAGCTAACCCCTAAATCGTGTATCGATATCTTGGGAACCGTAAAGATCAGACCCCATAGCCTCAACCTTAGCACGGTCTCGGCGCAGGAGTATAACCCCCCATGCAATAGCTAGAACTGGGAACCCTATAACCGCGCCAAAGGTTAACCCTAAGAAAACTAGACTTTCCGCCATGACTCAACCCCTCTAAAAACAATCTAACCTATTGCTAGATAAAAGAAAAGCCCCCTTTCGGGGGCCTTAGTTGTTGTTGTTTGATTAGGGTTTTTGCTTCTTAGTTTTCGTATTTCACTATCCGGGCCACACCATCGACTCGGGCCTTAGAACCGCGCGGGTAGCACATTTCAAAAATGGACTCCGCTTCCCTCTCGGTTTCAAAAACATAGGGCGGACCATTGCTTGGCCGCTTGGGCCGCCATTCCTCAACAATCGCCCCGGCCCTATCAACGGTTTTTGTGAGTACTTCAATCCTGTAACCCATAGCGTCCCCCTATCTTTAAGTTACCAAGCCCCGGCGGCTTCTAGCGCCAAACGGTCACGGTCCAAAAACCGGGCTTCCTTCGGCAAGCTTTCAAAAAAGGCCTCAACCTCCCGGTAAATTTCCCTTTGTTCGTCCGTCATAAACATAAGCCCCGTGATGCTCACCTTATACGGGTTGCAAACAATCATAGCCCCTTGCCATGCGGCATATGCGAGAGACCTAGACGGGGGCGCATTTTTCAGAAGGGCCCCTTTCTTTTTGCCGCGCGTTACAAAGCAACCGCTCAAAGCCTCAATAGATTTATTAGACATAGCCATATGAACCCTCTCTAATCGAATCGGCCCTTGCGGCCACGAAAACAATCTAGCCTAATCCATGGCGGAATGGCAACTTATACCTTAGTCGTAAGACTTTAGTCTAATATGCATTGCCATTCTGCCATGGTATAGGATTCGGGCTGAATATATCTAAGGGGTTCACTATGGCTAAGAAGCTTATCCAATCGGCGGTTATCTATCGCGGCCCGTCTCTCTTGGACGGGAACCCGATTGTTGTGGTGGCCGTGCTATCGGCCCGCAACCGTAAAACCGGGCTTATGGTTCAAACCTATATCTTGCGCGATGACATGGACCCCCGAGAGGCAAACCGGACGGGGGCTGATTATTCTATTTGCGGGACATGTCCCTTGCGCGGGACGCCGAACCCCGAACCCGGCAAGCTTGCGATTGGCCGGGGTTGTTACGTCAATATCGGGCAAGGCGTATTGATGACCTATAAGCATTTGCAAAAAGGCGGCTATCCTACAATTTCCGGCCATGCAGCTATTGCGGCCATTGGCCGGGGCAATATGGTCCGGGTCGGGACTTATGGCGATGGCGCGGCGGTTCCCGGTTATATTTGGGAATCGCTTTTGAGCGATGCAAAGGGATGGACCGGGTACAGCCAC